ATTGCTCTAGGTATTGTTATAATCATAGTAGGTGCTGCATTTGGTGTAGCCATTTATTTAAGGACTTATTGAAATGTCAGGGATGCCAGACTTTGAAGCAGGCCAGTTAGTTAGCGCAGTACAACAACTAAATAAAGACGTTGAATCGTTAACACGAACAATGGCTAAACTAAATGACCGACTTGCTGCTCAAGAGATACAACTAGCTAAAGGTAAAGGAATGGCGGCTGGTGTGATTGTATTAGCAGCTATTTTAGGCGGTGTTTCATCTTATATAATGAACAAAATGTGAGGCACAAATGGCACTAATTCCACTAGAACTACCAGCAGGGGTGTATCGCAACGGCACTGATTTACAGTCTCAAGGTCGCTGGCGTGATTCTAACTTGGTACGTTGGTTTGATAATACATTGCGGCCTATTGGCGGCTGGCGTACTCGTAGTGACACTGCAAGTGATGGTCAAATTCGTGGCATGAAATCGTGGATTGCTAATAACTCAGATCGTTGGATTGCAGCAGGTAGCTATAATAAATTATACGCCTATAGCGGTGCTGGCGTTAGATATGATATTACACCAGTTGGTTTAACTGCTGGCAGTGAGAACGCACTTAATCCAATAGGGTTTGGTACAGCGTTTTATGGGCGTGAATATTACGGAACAGCAAGACAAGAATCTGTGACCATAACGCCTGCTACAACATGGTCGATGGATTCATTTGGGCAATTTCTAGTGGCTTGCTCAAGTACAGATGGTAAGGTTTACCAGTGGCAGTTAAACAATTCAACAAAAGCGGCAGTAGTAGCTAATGCGCCTGTCAGTAATCGGGCTATTCTAGTCACAGAGGAGCGATTCTTAATGTGCCTTGGTGCTGGTGGAAATCCTCGCTTAGTTCAATGGTCTGATCGTGAAAACAATACAGTATGGACACCAGCAGCAACAAATGAAGCTGGTAGCCTAGAACTACAGACAACGGGCCGCATTCAGTGTGGTGTGAGGGTACAAAACCAAGCATTAATCCTAACCGATACAGACGCTCATGTGGCTACCTATAGCGGCCCACCTTATGTCTTTGGCATTGAGCGGATTGGTACATCGTGTGGCATTGTATCTAGTCAGGCTGTCGCTGTCGTAGACAAGGGCGCGGTGTGGATGGGTAGTCGATCTTTCTACACCTACAGTGGTGGTGCGGTTAGTGAGGTTACTTGTGAGGTTGCAGACTATGTATTCTCAGATATTAACCATAGTCAGATCAGTAAAGTAGCGGCAGTATCAAATGCCAACTTTGGTGAGATTTGGTGGTTCTATCCATCTGCAAACTCCAATGAAAATAACCGCTATGTCGTGTTTAACTACAACGACAACACATGGGCTATTGGCCTTTTAGCTAGAACATCAGGCGTTGATGCAGGCGTTTATCGCCAGCCCATTATTGCTTCTGCTACTGATAAGAAACTGTATGAGCATGAGATTGGATTTAACTATGACGGTGTAAAGCCCTTTGCAGAATCAGGGCCAATAGTGATGGGAAATGGCGATAATGTAATGAGCGTCACTCAAATGATACCAGACGAAAAGAGCCAAGGTGACGTTGATGCCACGTTCAAAACACGTTTCTATCCTAACGATGTTGAGCGATCATTTGGCCCATTTAGTATGTCAAATCCCGTTAGTTTACGATTTACAGGTAGACAGGTCAGGATGCGTGTAGAGGGTGTTAATGCTGACGATTGGCGTGTTGGTATTAATAGATTGGAAGTTATCCAAGGTGGCAGACGTTGAGCATATTAGATCAACCACCAAAGCTGATTAATCTAAACTGGTTGCAATGGGCGCAAAGAACATCAATATGGCTAGCCACAACTCGTAGTGCTTTACGTCATCGTGGGGCAGGCGAGTCAGCAGCCGAAGATGGTGTATTGCTCTGGAACCAGACAGGAGAATACCCTGTTATATCTGTTGATGGTGCCTATGTTCCTGTACAGATTGCGCGTGGCTATACAGTGTCAGCCTTGCCCACAGGTGTAGTAGGTCAACGTGCTTATGTGACTGACGCGGCTTCACCAAGCTTTGGTGCTGCGGTAAGTGGTGGCGGTGCAGTTGTTATACCCGTATTCCGTAATGCAACGGCTTGGATAGTAGGTTGACAGAGTTACAGCGTTGCAGGGAATGGATAGAGGCAGCTTTAGAGTACAGTGGTGGCACACACATATATGAAGATATTGTGACTGCTGTGGTAGAAGGCAAGATGCAATTATGGCCTGCTGAGAAGTCATGCTGGGTCACAGAGATTACGGTATACCCACGCAAGAAGGTGCTTCATGTGTTTCTAGCTGGTGGTGATTTAGATGAAATTATGGGGATGCACGAATCAGTGGTACAATGGGCCAAAGATCAAGGCTGTGAAGGCATGACTTTGACAGGTCGCAAAGGTTGGGTTAGGGCGTTACAGGATAATGGCTGGAAACCCCAGCAGCTAACTTTATTAGAAAAGAGGTTTTAAAATGTCAAAGGGCGGCACTACATCAGGCAGCACAGAGATTCCAGCATGGTTAGAGAGTGCTGCTAGAGAAAACATCAACCGAGCGCGTGACGTTTCGCAGATTGGATATACGCCTTACTACGGGGCCGATGTGGCTGCGTTTTCACCAATGCAACAGCAGAGTATGCAATCTACTGGAAACGCTGCTAGCGCGTTTGGATTGGCTCCACAGGGCTTTAACGCAATGGCTGGTATGCCACAAGCAGAAACTTTTGCAGGCGGTGTACAGGGCTACTCAAGCGCACCTTTGTATGAGCAGTCATTAGACAAGCTATTTGCTAACGCACCCGCGCAGTATCGCGCCATTAATAATATGTTTATTGACCCATTTACTGGCGTAAGTTCACGCAATAACTATGGCACCGCTAGCCCCGTGATGGGAATGTCTAGATCAAGTGTTAATGGCGGTGGTGATGGCGGCAATAAAGGTGTGATGTTTGGCGGTAATTTAGTTGAGTGGGGTAATGACGCTAATATGGCTCATTTAAATAGAACTAATAATCTCAACAGTGAACCACTTTTCCAACCTGCTATGGATGGTGGCACTGGATATTATTCTGGTGGTGAAAAAACTGGTATGCAAACCAACCTTATGACGGGTGATGAGTACGAAGCTTATGTACTTGCTCATGGATTACCGCCAGAGGGTGATACATTTATGGACGGTTTGAGAGGGTTTGGTAGAGAATTTGCGAATAATGGACTTATTGGAAGTTTATACGAGGCTGCTACTGGCAATCCCATTATGCAAAGGGATATAGACCCTAGTGACCCAAATTACTACGAAACCATGTATGGCGATCAGTCACAATTTTATCCTTTAGGCGGTTCTGCAATGGCGGCTCAACAAGAAGCTGATAGACGGGCGGCTAGGCAAGCAGAAGATTTAGCAGCACCAGCTAGACGAGAAGCAGCAAGAGTAGAAGCAGCAAAGGTTCAAGCCGCTATGCAAGCGGAAGTTGATTATAATCAACAAATGCAGCGTGAAGCAGCTTTGCTAGAAAATCTTAGACTAAGTGCAGTAACAACGCCTTATATAGCACCAGTTGTTAGAAGCACAGTTAATAGCGGCCCTAGCGACAATGTTGGTAGAAATTCTTCTGGTAATGGTTTTGGTGCTTCTAACAGTTCAGGAAGTACATCATCTGGTCAAACTGATTACGGATTCTTTTAAGGAATAATATTATGGCAGGCGCACCAACAGGCGGTTTTAACGTCAATCAAGCAGCAGCAGGCGGCATCCAGCAAGCAGGTATGGGTGCGGCACAAGGCATGAACTATAGGCCAATGGCAATTACTGCCCCAACTCAAGCTGGGTTAGAGCAGTACACCAACCCGTATGAGACTCAAGTGGTTAACCAATCACTAGCAGACCTAGATCGTAGCCGATTAATGGCCCAGAACGTAGGTGGCGCACAAGCAAGTGCCGCTAACGCATATGGCGGCTCACGGCAGGGTATTGCAGAGGCAGAGACTAATCGGGCCTTTGCAGATCAAGCAGCCCGTACCGCGTCAGGATTGCGCCAGACAGGATATCAGAACGCGCAGCAAATGGAACGTCAGGCCCAGATGCAGAACCAATCAGCAGGCTTATCAGGCGAACAACAGCGCATGGCAGCAGGTCAGCAGTTAGGTAGCTTATCTAATCTAGGTTTTGGTATGGGACAGACCATACAGGGCCGCATGGATCAACAGGGTGCAATGCAACAAGCACTACAACAGCAGTTGATTAACGCAGGCAGGCAACAGTACGCAGGCTATACAGGCGCACCAGCACAATCATTGCAGTATTTGTTACAGGCTGTTGGTGGCGCACCAGCTTCTGGTCAAAAATCAGAAACTTATGAAGCAGGTTTGTTTGATTACCTAACAGCAGGCGCAAAGGCATATGCTACTAATCCGTTAGCGATAGGTAAAGCACTTGGCTTTGGGGGTTAATATGGGCTTATTAGATAACATAAGAGAATTAGATTCTGGCTCAAGATTTGCTCCAGCAAGACCAATTGCTCCAGCAACACCAGTTAATAATAACTTTGCAGGCTTGCCAGTTAATAATCCACAAGCACCACAAGGTATGTCAGCAGATGACAAAAGCGCATTAGCGTTAAGCTTGGCTGGTAGCTTTGCAGGCATGAGTGGCAATCCTAACACCAACAGCATCATGGCTGGCATTGCAGGT